CATTAATTTATAACCACTATCTCAAAAAGTTAAAACTTGATGGCAAGTATCACAGGGTAAACGAGGGAGATAAAGTAAAATTTTTGTATCTTGCTGTTCCAAATCCGTACAAAGATAAAGTTATTTCTTTCCCCGGAACCGCACCGAAGGAGTTTGAGTTGGACGAGTTTGCTGACTACGACAAACAATTCTCGGTTTCTTTCCTAGAGCCATTGAAAAATATTCTAGAGAAGGTAGGATGGAACTATGAACACAGGGCGACTTTGTTTTGATTGAGTTTGACTACACACTAGATTTTGATAACATAGATTATCGCAAGACCCCGAAGTTGTATATCATCGGTCGAGGAGAACAAGGAGTATTGCTCTGTGAACCATACAAATCAGAAATCTGCAAACACTGGAGATTCCGAACACCGGAAATTGCATATCAATCAGCGAATACTATTACTGCTATGTTCAATGGGTATTTGGATGTGGATAATTTTGTTGGGGCTGATATGTGTCGCAAGTTTCTTATGATGGGATGGACGAGAGCAAGGCGATACGCTAATCATCGTAGCGGAAAAAAGTATGATGACAACGGAAGAATTAAACCACAAGAGCCAGACCACTGGACTTGTGAGAAGGCGGAGTCGGCACGCATCTTCAAGCGTGCGTATGATGCCGCAAGAACAAATAAGAAATATCGAACGATGGTTCGTGAGTGGCGGGGAAAGGAGGAAGACAGATGGAACCCAAAGAAAGAGACATTATTCTCGAAGCCCTAAAATGTCTTCGTTATGACACTGAGCGTGTTGAAAAATTAGTTCGCAAAACTAAATCATCAAGCACACATGATCACGAAGAGGTCATAGATAAACTTCAATTTATAGATGATCTTCTTAAAAAGTGGAGACTTATGTGACACACAAATTGTTTGATGATAACGCTGGGCAAGAGGGGCTTAGGGTTTGTAAAAAATGTAAACAAGCAAAACCACTAAGTGAATATTATACAGATCGCTCAAGCATGACAAATGGTGTTTGGAAAGACCGCTATAGGGGTGAGTGTAAAACTTGCGGTAATAAAATTCAAAAGGATTTTGGAAAGGCTAAAAAACTTGCTGGAAATCCAAAGCGTCCACCTTTAGGCACACCTTGTGATTGTTGCGGAAAAACATCCGAAAGACTTTTATTTGATCACGATCATGAAACTCTTGATCACCGAGGCTGGCTGTGCGACTCTTGTAATACCGGCATAGGAAAATTAGGTGATGACTTGACAGGCATCAGAAACGCATTACAATACTTGGAAGAATATAACAATAAGGAGCAAAAGAACGATGAACAACTTTTTGAATAATTTGGTTGAGGTATCTGGTAATGAAGACGCTACTTCTGTTGACAGCGGTTTGGTTTCTGATATCAAGGGATTCATCAGCACGGGATCATACACACTAAATGCACTGCTGTCTGGATCTTTGTACGGTGGGATTCCGAACAACAAGATTACGGCACTGGCTGGCGAACAGGCGACTGGTAAAACTTTCTTTTGTTTCAACATTCTGAAAACTTTTCTTGATGACAATCCAGAAGGTGTCGTGCTTTACTTTGATTCAGAGCAAGCAATCACTTCACAAATGTTTGAAGAGCGTGGTATCGATGCTGCCCGCGTTGCCGTGTTCCCTGTCTCAACCATCGAAGAGTTTAGACATCAGATGATTCAGGTAGCGGATACTTATCGTGCAGAAAAAAACAAGAAGCCTATTCTTGTGATTCTTGATTCGCTTGGCAACTTGTCTACGCTGAAAGAAATGGAAGACACTGCGAGCGGCAAGAACGTGCGGGATATGACAAAAGCCCAAGCGTTGAAGGCAACTTTCCGAACGCTCACCGTCAAGTGTGGATCGGCTGGTATTCCACTGCTGATCACAAACCACACCTATGATGTTGTCGGGTCTTACGTCCCGATGAAAGAGATGTCCGGTGGCTCTGGTCTGAAATACAACGCAGGTACAATCGTGTTCTTGTCCAAGAAGAAGGTCAAGGATGGCACGGATGTGGTTGGCAATATCATCAAGTGCAAACTGCACAAGTCTCGTGTCACCAAAGAAAACTCTCTAGCAGAAACTTTGTTGAACTATGAGTCTGGTCTTTCACCTTATTACGGGTTGACAGACATCGCAGTGAAGTACGGGGTCTTCAAGAAAGTCTCGACTCGCATCGAACTTCCTGATGGTCGTAAAGTGTTTGAAAAGAATATCAATGACAAGCCCGAAGATTTCTACACTGATGAAATCATGGAGCAACTTGAAGTGGCTGTTGGTAAAGAATTCAAGTATGGCTCGGCTGTTGAAGATATCAGTGAGATTGAAATCGAAAATGATGAAGTATAAATTTGTTCAAGGTAAAGACACTGGTGAGACTGCCGTTCAAATCGATGAAGGCAAATACACCGATGTTGTTTACACTTATGGTAAAGTTGGTTTAGATGAACGGGAGGGTGAGTGCCGACTTTACTTTGATTACTTTCTTCTTGACAAAGAGGATAACGTAGAGGATCATGATGACTTCAAGGAGGTCATCGGAGATATCCTTGTTGATGTTCTGGAAAACCATTCAACGGAGATTGGCTATGGAGACAATCGAAACGATCATTCTGAGAAATCTGATTCAGAATGATGAGTATACGCGGAGGGCTTTACCTTTCGTAGATGAAGAATATTTCAAAGACCGAAACGAACGAGTAGTCTTTGGTATCATTCGTGATCACATTCACAAGTATAACAAAGCACCAAACAAAGATGCCATTGGTGTGGCTCTGGACAACCGTGGCGGTTTGTCGGAGCAGGGATACAAAGACTGCACTGTAATCGCCACAAGAATCACCGATAGTGAGTCCAGCGATGAAACTGATTGGCTTCTGGATGAAACTGAAAAGTTTTGTAAAGACAAAGCAGTTTACAATGCAATCATTCGGTCGATTGAAATTATTGATGGCAAGTCGCAGAATGAAACCAAGAATGCGATCCCAAATATTCTGTCAGACGCACTTGCAGTTTCGTTCGATCAGCAGATCGGTCACGACTATTTTATAGACGCAGATGAGCGATTTGATTTTTACCACAAAGTTGAACACAAGATTCCTTTTGATCTTGACATGTTCAATAAAATTACTAACGGTGGTGTTCCGAACAAGACACTAAACGTGATCCTCGCTGGCACTGGTGTTGGCAAGTCACTATTCATGTGTCACCATGCTGCAAACTGCTACTCTGCAAATCTAAATGTTTTGTATATTACTTGTGAGATGGCAGAGCAAAGAATCGCAGAGAGGATTGATGCAAATCTGATGGATGTAACGATGGATGATCTCCGTCACCTACCAAAGATTACATATGACAAAAAGTTACAAAATGCAACGGCAAGCATCAAGAGTAAGTTGATTGTAAAAGAATACCCGACTGCGACAGCGAACGCGAATCACTTCCGACACTTACTGGAGGAATTGAAACTAAAGAAAAACTTTATTCCCGATGTGGTGTTTATTGATTATTTGAATATTTGTTCATCGGCAAGATTCAAGATTGGTGGCAACACAAACTCCTACATGTATATCAAGTCTATTGCAGAGGAACTTCGTGGACTTGCCGTGGAGTGGGATGTCCCGATCTTCACAGCCACACAAACAAACCGAACAGGCTTCGCGTCAAATGATTTTGGGCTTGAAGATACTTCTGAATCTTTTGGTTTGCCCGCGACAGCAGATCTCATGTTTGGTTTGATTGCAACAGAAGAACTTGACGAACAAAGTCAAATCATGGTAAAGCAGTTGAAGAATCGCTACAATGATGTGGCAACAAACAAGAAATTTGTCATTGGAATAAATAGAGGTAAGATGAAGTTGCATGATGTGAGCAACGCAGATAAAACATTCGTAGGGGCTGGACAAGATCCTGATGATCTAGTGGACTCTGCTGGTGTAGGTTTTAATGGACAGAACTTTGATGAAAAGTTCAAATCAAGTAAGAGTAAATTTAACGAATTGAGGTTTGAAGATGTCTGAAAGAAATTACAGTCGTAAATATGATCCATACAAAGATCCCCGTAATAACCTTCGTGGTATGGACCGTGAGGAGTTAGAAGAGTGGCGACAGTGGGCAAGGGAATGGAAAGCCGAAGGTCGTAAAACATTGAACGAGAACATTAAGAAGCAATCTCGCAATGCACGCCTTTCTTGATAAAAAATTTATCAATCTAGTTTCATCACAGTTAGAGAGGTTCAAGTGGCAGAGGGCAACACTCGCCAACTGTCGCTGTCCTCTCTGTGGTGATTCTCAGAAAAATAAAAATAAGTGTCGTGGTTATTTTTATGAGCGGGACGCACGATATTACTACAAATGTCATAACTGTGGTGCAGCCTTATCCGTTTCAGGATTTCTTGAAAAGGTAAACCCTACTCTTTACTCAGAGTTTCGCCTTGAGTGGCTTAAGGAAAAAAGCGGTGCAACCCAAGCGAGCCGTGGTATTACAAATACAAATGTTGCTAAAAAATTACAACATGTAAATGTGCATCGCGGAAAGTTAAAACATGTGCTTATGATAAATGAACTTGAGTCAAATCATGCAGCACGAATCTATCTCGAAAATAGACTGATTCCCGAAAGTAGATTTGACAAACTATTTTACACAGATGATTTTAGTAAAGTAGCAGAACAAGTGAATCCACAAACAGTCTTACAAAAAGAGGCAAGGATTGTCATACCTTTTTATGATGATAATGGAAACGTGATTGGTGTGCAGGGTCGTGCCTTAGATCCAAAAGCACTGAGATACATCACAATCAAAGCATCCGGTCAAGATAGACTGTTTTACAATCTCGACAAAGTTGACGTAAGTAAAAGAATTTATGTTACCGAGGGTCCGTTTGATTCAATGTTTTTGCCGAATGCGATTGCAATGGTCGGGGCATCAAAGTCTGTGAATCTTCCTGACAAGTTACGAATGCGTGATGTTGTTTTCTGTTTAGATAATGAACCACGAAGCATCGAGATTGTAAACATGATGCGAAGTCTTATCGCCAAAGAGCATAAAGTTTTTATACCTGATAATCGTCTTGAGCAAAAGGATATCAATGAGATGATTTTATCTGGTAAAACAACTAAAAATATTCTTGACTATATTGATGAAAATACTTACGGTGGTATCCTCGCACAAGCGGCAATGAGTCAATGGGAGAAAACGACTACAAGATGGAAAATTTAAAAACGACAATTGAACACGGAATCTACAATGTTGATCATTCGATTCTTCATCGACAAGTTGTTGAAGTTGCAACAGATTGGTTCTTGGACAAATACAATATGCAAGATCCAGAGATGACTATCAAAATGAATCTTACAGATTCTAAAAACCTAAAGTGTTGGGGTGAGTCATTTCAAGTTGACTACAGTTTGAAAATTTATAGCGTTAGCATCGCCACTGATCAGTACCTTCGTGACTTCCTTGCAACACTAATGCACGAACTCGTTCATGTATATCAATGGGTGCGTGGTGAGTGGGAGGATGATGGTGAGAAAGAAGCCGAGGACAAACAGTATGAACTCGCGGATGAGTTTTGGAAAGAGGGTTTGATTCGGTGATCAAAAAAGTTTTGTGGTGGTTTTTGACTTTAGGAAAATGTGGAGTAAGAACTAAATGAATGTATTGGGCGAAGGAAAAGTTGATCTGATTGATTATATGGGGACTGACTTGACGGTGGTAAACTCTGCAAGAGTATCTTTTAATAAAGAATCAGAATGGGGACTTGACTTCGATGCCATCGAAAGGCTAAAAAGTTGTCCCTACGACAAAGATGATGTGCGGCTGCTGAAAAAAGAAGACGAAAAACTTATTAGGTATCTTGCCAAACACAAGCACTGGACTCCATTCTCACATCCGCAGATCACTCTTCGCGTCAAGGCTCCTGTGTCAATTCGCACACAGTTGTTCAAGCACAAAGTGGGACTCACTGAAAATGAGGTATCTAGACGTTATGTGAAAGATGATCCAACCTTTTATATTCCGCACTGGAGAACACAACCAATCGGTGGTGCAAAACAGGGTAGCGAAGATTTTATGAAAGACAAAAAGAAAGTTGAATTCTATGACGAACAAATGAATAATCTTTGCAGATATTCTTTTGACTTGTATAGAGAACTTATAGATAATGGCATCGCTCCTGAACAAGCACGCTTCGCACTTCCGCAAGCAATGTTCACAGAGTGGTATTGGACGGGGAGCCTTGCTGCGTATGCAAGGGTATGCAATCTTCGTCTTGACGAACACGCTCAATGGGAAGTTAGACAATATGCAAAGGCGATTGATGAAATCATCAGTCCATTGTTCCCGGTGAGTTGGAAATATCTTTGCCCTAGAGAGGAAAATGTATGAGCCTACCAACGCTGTACCAAGACTTTATTCACCTCTCCCGTTATTCACGCTGGTTGCCCGAAGAGGGCAGGCGTGAAACATGGGAGGAAACCGTTAGACGATACTTTGATTTTTTTGATGAACATCTCAGAGACAAACACGGGTATCAGGTTTCTAAAAAAGAGCGTAAAGAACTTGAAGACGCAGTGTTGAATCTGGAGATCATGCCATCGATGCGTGCGTTGATGACATCGGGTGAAGCATTGAAACGTGATCATGTTGCAGGATACAACTGCTCCTTTGTTTCAGTAAATCGCTTTCGTGCCTTTGACGAGATTCTTTATGTTCTGATGTGTGGCACTGGTGTTGGATTTTCTGTTGAACGAAGAGAGGTTGACCAACTTCCAATGATTGCAGAGGACTTTCATCCAACTGAAACAACTATTGTTGTCGCTGACTCTAAAATTGGTTGGGCAAAAGCGTATAAAGAACTTGTTTCCCTTTTATCAAATGGGCAAGTGCCAACTTGGGATGTAAGTAAGGTTCGTGCAGCCGGTGAGAGACTTAAAACTTTTGGTGGTCGTGCGTCCGGTCCCGATCCTTTGGTTGAACTCTTTGAATTTACAATTGAAACTTTCAAAAAGGCAGCAGGTCGAAGGCTGACCTCAGCGGAATGTCACGATATCGTCTGCAAGATCGCAGAGATTGTTGTGGTCGGTGGTGTTCGAAGATCGGCATTGATTTCACTTTCGTCTTTACAAGATGACCGGATGC